GCTTAATATGGTAATGCTGGGTTTATCTGAACAATAAAGATAACAAGAGTAGAAGCATTGGGAAGGGTCCCACCAGTTCCGATAGTTATAACCGGACTGAGTCCTACTCCTGTGTCTATCACAGTAAATGCATTATCAATAGAGAGAGTGGCGCTAGCAACACCACTACCTACAGTAGCAGTCACTCCTAAACTAGTTATGGCAGCATTGTAAGTGACTGAAGGAGCCACTACAGATGAACCACTGGCACCACTCCAAACTAAACGTATATGGAATGTGCCACCTATCACGGAGCGAGGTAAAGTAATTGTTTGTGCTGTAGGATCATACACAGGGAAGAAATTAGAATTGGAAGAGACGGTCACGCCTGCTCCAAGTGGATCTCCATTAGTAGATGCAGCTACAACACCAGAATTGATCAGGATACTTTTACCATAAATTCCTGAAAACAATTGGGTTTTGTAAAGAGTGATGTCAAAAGACAACCACAATTCACCAACAACTTGGTTGGCTTGACAACCAGCTGTTGCAATTTGAAAGTTACAAATGTCATACCATCTCAAACTATTATCAGTTGAGGTTAAACCGTTGTTAGTTGCACGAGTCATAAGGGTTGTTGTATTCCTCTGACTTGGTTTGCATTCAACGGGATGCATAAGACTTTCAAAACATGGGCCACTACAAGCAAATTGAGAATTCTCCATTTCAATCTTGCTTGAATAAGCAGTATCAGTGACGTCGTAATCCGCAGCCATGATAACTGTGCCTACTGAGCCGGCCCCGGCTCCAAACTCAGAGGACTCGGTTTTAAAACAAAACACGAGTCCATTTGGTTTCCACTGGTCAAATTGGTTAGCGAAAGCGCTAAACCAAGGAAAAGTGCTGAAAAGACCAGGATTAACAGCATAAGAGGTAACACTAAAAGCATTGGCAGTGGGTGAAGCGAGTATTTCACCCAGGTATTCGCGGTGTGTAACACGAACACCTCCTGAGATATTCCTAAAGGCTGGGACGGAGTCACCTGAGAAGATTCCTCCTTTACGTGAAATGGAGTTAGTAGTGACCGTATAATCACCTTTACCCCGGATCGCGTTAAACGCCCCAATTGGGTCACCCATCGATATGGCACGATATGTTTTAACACCGCGACCAGCATAATTGGCAACTTTCTTAACCTTATTATAAGCTTTATCTATTTTAATTGCTGTGGCTTTGATCTTTGCTAACTTCTTCTTGACTGAACTCATTGATATTATTTTGCGTCTCCTCTCCGAAACGCTCAATGAAAGCAAGAGCAGACGGCAGGTTTGGAGAGTGTCTATACTCAAACTTAAATTGCTCAAGAAACATGTGATCCATGGGGCCACATAGAAGTCGAAAGAACCCCTTAAAGAAATTGGAAGGAATAACACCAGTATGAGTAAATTCATGAGAACAAAACTCAAAATCAGGCCTCCGATCATCAAGAGATTCTCTATAATCCTTAATAACCCAACCTAAACTAGCGTATCTAGAAACGGCATCTTTAAGCCATTCTTCTAAACAATCATCCCCAGCCGTAAAAGCCCAGGAACAACCGATAATAAAAGCCAACATAGCTCTATTACGACTGTTTGAAGAAGAAGTTAAAAAGGAACCACTTTTCATGATTCCTGGTTTTAA